GAGACAGCCTACGACAGAACAGGTTGGTATACCCTCACAAATGAAGGATTTGACTACTTTCCTGATGTAAAATCCCTTGTTAATCAACGCATAAATGCCATTGGTTGGAATCAACCAATGGAAAAGTTAGAATCAACCAATGGAATGGTTGGAACTAACCAACCTATACCAGATAATAAAACATATTATAAAACAGATAATAAAAGCTTTTACGCTGATCGCGTTTCAAAAGCCGAAAAACCAAAGCCAAAACCAAAGCCAAAACCAAAGCCTTCCCCCAAAACTCGAGAGCTCACACAATCCAACGTTATCAAGCACGATTGGGCATCCATGAAGAATGAACAAGCTCACATCGAACAAAACGAACAATTCAAACGTGCGGCACCGCCTTCTCAGCTTAAGGAGGTCATCCAGAGATTAAAAAGACGGGCCATGGTTCAATAACTGGAGGTCATTAACATGGACAAAGAGAAAATGGATTTTCTTATGACAATGGGTGAAAGTGAGGCTGAGAAACTATCTATCTCAGAGAGATATGATCGGATACGCCTATTAAGGCAAAGAATAGGCATGGAGGCGGTTAAATCGTTAAAAACGTTTACCACCTACCCTAGTCCAGAGAAAGCGCCTCCACGGTCTTCTAATGCGGATTTAACGGTATTCAAGGATTGGACAAATAGATATTAACTCATTTCAAGGAGGATTGTTCTACATGGAACATAGAAACCCGAACGAATGGATTCGCAGGGGAAAAAAATACAAAGCTAACACGATGTCGGCTTTGAAACACCTATATGGAGAATCAACTTATGACACGGATTGTCAAGGTGAAGGCCGTCCCAAAGGAGGATCACGAACAGATCGCCTTTGTGACTTGGTTGAAGAAGAAGGGATTTTGGGTAAGCGCTAGTGCTAATGGTGGCTCGCGCAATCTCTTTGAAGCCATGAAGTTTAAACGCATGGGCGTGTCAGCAGGCTATCCGGATGTTTTTGTACCGCTGCCTACGACAACATTTCATGGATTTTTTATTGAAATGAAGCGTTCAAAGGGTGGTAAAACATCTGAATTGCAGTTAAAATGGCTTCAATATTTGCGTGATAACGGATATTACGCAGAAGTTGCAAACGGATTTGAAGAAGCTAAGAATCATTTTAATTTCTATCTTTCTACATTTCCCCCTGCGGCTTGAAATTCATCGATATTAGTCCGGAAGCTACCTGTTGGCACTACTCCTCGTTATGTTTCAACTGCAAATCGGACAAGCCCTAAATCTCGGGGCTTTTTTTTATTCCCACTTAAGGATATTCTTATGGTTGTGTCGCGTTGCTGCAAAGAAAATGTATATATTTTCAATGATTACTATGTTTGTGAAAAATGTTTGAGACATTGTGATACAGTGGCTTATTCGCCATGGATGGAGAAAGTTAATGACACCCGAAATGATGGTCAAATTGCGTCGTTCTTTAATCCAGCATGAAGGAAACTCTAATGCGCCATATATTGATTCACTCGGCAATATAACCATTGGAATAGGTTATAATCTCTCAGCACGTGGATTAACCGATGAATGGATCAATACCCAATATGAACAGGATGTTGCTTTCTTTCATCGTCAATTATCTACATTTGAATGGTATGAACAATTAACACTTGATCGTCAAATAGCCTTGATTGATATGGCTTTTATGGGATGGAAAAAGTTTCTAACATTTAAAAAAATGCTAAGGGCACTATTAACACATAACTATAAACAGGCGGCTTTTGAAATGCTTAACAGTCGTTGGGCTGAACAAGTCAAAGGACGCGCTGCAACCCTTGCACAAGTCATGTTAACTGGAGTATATAATATCTAAACCACGGATGGGTCAACCGTGGGGGCTTATGATTAAGTTTGAGAACAAAAATAATGGTCGTTTTTATTACGTGTACGTCAGTCAGGATATGTTGAATGATTTGGTTATTAGGATTGTTTTTGGCGGCGTCGGTGTTTCTCGTGACCGTATTATATTTTGTGGAAATAGAAAAGATATTCAAAAAGAAATTGAAAGAATTACTAAAAGGCGATTAAGTCGTGGATATTCTATTGTGACTTAGCGTAATATTAAAGCATCATCACAAATGGATTTGTGAATATGAATGTTAAACCTTATAAAATTCCCCATCCTTACAGGAAGCTCACCAAAGAGCTTGTTGATATTCTCGTAACAGATATTGCTGAAGGTTCCACTCAAATTCTCGCCGCTGAATCCAATGGTATTACTGAATCAATTTTTTATATTTGGCGCGCTCAAGGAAAGGTAGACATAGAACATCAAGAAGATACTTTATGTGCTTACCTGGTCAAGTCTCTAGCAGGTGTCAAGAAAAAAGAAGTTAAATCTTGTCGAACATTAATTTATGAATCAGACAAAGGACACAAGGGTGCTGAATGGACACTGGAGCACGCTTATTGGCGTGAGTTTGGAAAAGATGCAAACGTTAAAGAAATTGCTGATGACATTGAAAAACTACGTAATGAAATGAAAGGTGAGAAAGACGAGAAACAAATTGCGCAGGATGCGTAAATAATTAATAAAAAGGAATTTAATATGAAAGAAGATAATGGTTCACAAGATGTGGGCGCAACTGCATTTGATTTACCAAATTCCGAACATCCCGGTTATACAAACCATATTCATTATGGTCCCCAATATGTTCCTAAACCCACTAACGCAGCTGCTAAAATTGTTCGACCCGATGAAATAATGAGACAAGTTTTAACAGGGAAATAACATGCAGTGCACGGGATGCAAATACCCTGAATCGCATGTTGTTAAAACCACTCACGATGATTTGCGAGATGCGATTGTCAGGCGACGTGAATGTTTACGTTGTGGTATGCGATTCACCACACGTGAACAGTTAAAATTACCTCGTGTCATAGGTCAACGTGAGGGACATAAACTATGATGTCACTCGCCCAATGTAGACAAGATTTTTATTCATTACGTGATGCAATACAAAGACAGGATGTCCAACATATTCATTTTGACAAGGATGAAACGCGAATCTATGCAAGCGATAAAGAACGAATCTATATACCGAATACAAGTGGTCAACTTTTTCATACTGATAGCACTTTTGTGCGTCTCATTATGGGGCCTTATGGTTCAGGAAAATCTACAATCTGCGTTAACGAAATTGCTAGACTTGCCTGCGCAATGCCCAAGTGGCGAAATGGTAGGCGACGATCGAAATTCCTCATTATACGAAACACAAGTGGAGAGTTACAATCAACCACCCTCCAAACATGGCTCCAGTGGTTTGGTGATCTTGGCGTCATTAAAAAGAGACAGAAGCCACTCCTCACATATGAACACACATTCAACGATGGACATGGCATAGTCGAACTTGAATTGGTATTTATTGCATTGGATCGTGATGAAGATATTCGAAAGCTTAAGTCAATTGAAGCAACGGCTGCATACATTAATGAACTCTCCGAAGTTCCTCAAGCTGTATTGCATCATCTTATTGGTCGCGTCAATCATCGCTATCCTAGTCAGGCTTTTTGCGCCGAACCTTATTGGAGTGGGATAATTTGCGATACCAATCCACCGGATGAAGATCATTGGATCAATAAAGATTTTGAGGTAAACCCTACACCAAACTATAAAATATTTCATCAGCCTTCGGGCTTAATTCAAAATGGAGACGGATCCTTTGCGAAAGATTCAATGGGTAATTATATTGCCAATCCTGCTTGTGATAATTATAAAAATTTATCTTCAGACTATTATGTCAAGCTTGCTGAAAAACGCACCGAAGGTTTTATCAAAGTGTATTGCGGTGGCAAATACGGGATTGTTGAGTCTGGTAAGCGTGTTTACCCTGAGTACAATGATGATATTCACTCTGTACCAAGACTGGATGCCATACAGGGCATACCAATACATCTTGGTTGGGATTTTGGGCTTACTCCTGCTTGTGTCGTGTTTCAGATATCGCCTCGCGGTCAGGCGCGCATACTCAAAGAATACGTAGCATCTGACATGGGTATCAGAACATTTGCGAAGAATGTTGTGTTACCTAGTCTACCGGTTGATTTCCCTTATAACCGCATTGGTGAATCTGAGGCTGATCCATCAGGGGCTGCGGGTGATGCCATCATGGAAGAATTAAGCTGCATAGGTGACCTTAATTCATTGGGTATCAAAACGAATGGCGCTACAACGAATGATCCGGATGTACGTATTGGCAGCGTGCGTTACTTTTTAAACTCGATGATCGATGGACAGCCTGCATTCATTATGTCACGTGAAGGATGTAGCATGTTACGCAAAGGGTTTGTTAACGGCTATGTGTTTAAACGCTTGAGCGTGACGGGGGACGAAAGATATCAAGATAAACCGAATAAAAATAAGTTCTCTCATCCGCATGATGCATTACAATATGGGTTGATGAAGTTTGCGTCTGATCGTATTGTTGAGAACAAGAAACCTGAGGCGAGCAAGGTTGATATGTTCAATCCAGTATTTAGATGGCAGAATTAAAGGGTATTGTTTCGAATGGCTAAGGAATGAGTATGCTGACAAGAGATGAAGAAATATTATTAAAAAGATTATCCGTACGTCCAATTTGTACGCATAGCATACATGCTTCTGATATTATTGATTTGGGAAATAGTTGGAAATGTAATTTGTGCGGATTAATAGCATTAAAAAGAACTGTTGTGGTTTCAGATGCTGTAAAAAAAGTTATAGGACAATATGGTGAAGCATTGAAAAACTTGGCTGATAGGTGAGGATATTTTAGTGAATTACATTGTAAAAATTTGTAGAATTCATGGAAATTTACCCATAGAAAACACAAAAACTAGACATAAAGGTAATACAGTTTATTTA